CGCCCCGCCATAGGTGCAACGCTTCGTGTCCGTCTTCTTCAAGAGCGGCATGAACAAGAGTTCTATCGCTACGCCGCTCAAGTTGCCGCGTGGCATCGTCGCGATACGCCCGGTTGCGACACCTGGCACATGGGAGAGTTCGTCGATGTCCGAGCGCAGGTCGGACGCGAACTGGATGGCGCTTGGGATGTCGGAGGCAATCTTGACGGCATCGATCTTGCCCTGCAGATCACCAAGGTTCATGATGCGCCCCGGCTGCACCGCGATGCTTGACTCCGCGAAGCCGACGCCCCACAGGATCGGGCCGCCAAAGATCTTCAGCACGCGGTTGGCGCTGGAGTTCGTCAGGTTGAGCGCATTGTTGAGGCCAATCAAGCCAGGTGTGATGTCGGGCCGCCCCCAGTAGCTATTGGAGAAGGGCAGGTTCTTGTTGCCGAAGAGCGGTGGGAATGGATAGGGCCACGCAATCGGTTCACCTGCAGGTGTCCAGCCTGTCAATTTGGGCTGCATGCCGGTGTTGCCCACCTGCGTCCAGTGCTGGATGGTCCACGAGGTCGCTTGCTTTGCGCGGCGACCTGGGCCGGGTTCCGGGTAGTTGCCCGCAATCTCTTCACGGTAGAACACTTCGCGCGGCTGCCCGTTGATCTTCTCCATCACGCTGTACTGGATACAAAATAAGAGCACACGGGTGCAGTCCTGCGGCGCGGTCTGTACGAACACGGTGGAGGGATCGATGTTGACGATCTCGAATGTGCCATCATCGTCAGGCACGATACGCAGGAAGCCCTCGCCCGCAATCGCGCCATTCATCTCCCATTCTTGCAAGAGTGGGATACGCTCTTCTTTGGTGCCCCAGACTTTGTTCAGGTACTCCTGGTCTGCTTTGGGCGCGCCTTTGCCGAGCGATATCTCCATCTCCAGGCCGAAGAGGAAGTCGATGCCGGCGTCTACGATGGGCTGGCAGCGATTGGACATCACGTTGTCATCGGGCTCGTTGTCCATCGGGATGAGCGGCTTGTCGAGCTCGTCGTTATAGGCTTTCCAGGCTTCCTGGATCTTCTTCTGGCGCTTCTTGTCGGCAGCGGTGATCTCGTAGGTCGGTTGGGCGAGCTGTGTTTGTTGTGGGGGCAGCATGGTAGGCGTCTGCGTCATGCTTCACCGGCTTTCGGAAAGTTTCTCCCACAGCCAGGGCAATACGCCGTGGGCTCATTGGTATCAGTCCGAATGTAGGTGACCTTGCCCCTGCAACTTATCTCTGCCTTTGAGAACTGTGTCTGCGTTACTTTGACATTGGTGAGCTCAGTGCAGATACGCACAGGGAATCCACACAGATGCCAACTCTCACATTCAAGCGTAACCGTCTCAGGCATTCTCATACTCACCTCCTAGTAAACTCGTTGGCTATAGCCTACGCTGAGCGGCCTCAAGTCGAAGCGTGCGACGAGATAGCGGCTTGGATCCATCGCGTGATCATTCTCTTTGACCGGCGCTTCCTTTGCGAGTGGTCTGCCATCTGGACCCACTTTCCATACGTACACGTCCGGCTCTTCCTCCAGGCACGTCGGCTTCTTTTGCTGCGCCAACTCAGGATCGCGCCCTCCTACAAGGCTATTGCGCATGACGACAAAGCGGGGCTTGCCATCACCGGCCCGTTTCATGCGTGCTGCCATCTTCTGAATACCGTCAAGCACGGCTTTGTGTGCGTTCATGGTACGTAGTCCTAGATGCCGCTCTAAGACCGCCTTGCCTTCTGCGTCGTGGTCACAGATGATCTCGCGTGGCAGCGGGTCTGCCCATGATGCCGGTTGATCTCTGTAACGTGGCTCTTCTCTCGGCAAGCGGTTGAACCATCCTGAAGCAGCATTGATGTCTGCCGCGTGGTCTTCAACAAGTTTCTTCGTCCTATAGATTTGCCGGTAGATGACAATGCGCCCATCTGGATCGATGGCCGCCCACAGGTAGCAGAACGGATTGGTAAAGCCGAAGTCAACTCCATGATAGCGCGGCCATTCTGCCGGGATGTGATTCTTGTCATAGCCCAACCACGTGTTAACGACGTTGTACCTCGCATCCCAACTGTCCTCATAGACCGTACCTTCGGCGGCAGCCCATAGCCCTAGCCTGTAACGGGCATAGCGCACGCCTGTGAGCCCTTCGAGGACGCCGAGGATGTAACGGCGTCCGTCCTCGGTCCAAGCTTGTGTAGCAGCATTCCAGTAACGCGGGTTATCCTCATGCCGTGAAAGCAAGCGTGTGGTTGTACCTTCGTTCATGCGCTGATTGAGCCAGTGCGTCGGCGCGTCAGGGTTGAAGTCCAGCACCACTTGCTGCCAGGGAATGACGCCTTTACGCAGGCGCATACGCGCATACTCAAGATGCTCCAACTCAATCTCTGTGGCTTCGTTGATGTAGACCAGGTCGCACTCAAACGATTTCAGGCGTGAGGGTCTGTCTAATCCAGAGACTGCCAGGAAGCTGCCGTTGGGATAGATATAGCCAGGCGGTTTGACGCGGGAACCACCAAAGTAGCGCACGCCCTCGCTTTCATTGAGTACGTCATTCTGATAGGTAGCCATGGCCGAGCCTGCCAGGTCCGTATTGTAGCGGCGCGTGACCAGGGCCTTGGCGCCGGGGAACATGAGCAAGATAATGTGGATGTAGAACAGAATCCCGAAGGTCTTGCCGGTTCCTGCCGGTCCATCGATACCCACCTCCGTGTCATGACAACGCCCGAGTTCAAGCACCGCGCCGCGCAGTTCGGGCGCAGGGATGCGCAGTTCAGGCTTGGCAGGGGCAGCTACTGTCATGCTTTTGCCTCACTTGACTTGCTGTAGCGGTCGTACATGATGATCGTTCCTGCTACCGCTACATTCAGGCTATAAGGTAAAAGTGTCGGGATTTGTATGATCCGTTTGTTCTGAAGTATTTCTTCGGGCAATCCATCATCTTCTGCACCTAAGAGATAGATAGCTTGCTGAGGATGAGTAAGATCAGGCAATACCACTGCTTTCTCATGCAATTCAACACACAGGATTTCAGCTTCGCAGGGCATGTACATGCAAAATTCCTCATATGAGGGAAAATGCATCAGTGGAATGTGCCTCTGTGATTTCATCGTGTCGCTTGCTTGTCCTTTGTAGCGGTGTCCAATCGTAAAAATAAATGATGCACCATAGAGCGCAGCACTACGCCAGAGCGTCCCTATATTTGCCTCTGTCTTTGCTTGATAGACTCCAATCCCAAAATATCCCCTCATGTCGTGTGTGCCTCCACAGGAGCCAGCCAACCGGCAGGCACTTCACGCACGACCGTAAAGTTGTTGTTGATCGTCTGCTCTACTGGGATGTCCAACCCCATCAGTTCAGAGATGCGCTTGCTATAGTTCATCACCCGGTCAGCGGCCCACATCCAATTCTTATCCTTCTCATCCATAGCGGCTTTGTAACACCGCGCCTGCACCTGTAGGAGCATGTACAGTTGCTGGTCGCGCAGTTCGGTCACGTCGTGCGTGATACAGCGCTCTAGTTCGCGCATCACGGCATGGTGCGCCGCGCCGCGTGACTGGTAGCCTGCCTGGGCTGCCACCTCATCCCAGTTGTGGCCCTGCAATTTGAGCCTGAGCGCCGTCTGGACTCGCTGAGCCGCGTTGACATCGCGCGAGATGAAATCATTGGTTGCACCCTCAGTGTGACTGGACTTGCGCTTACGCGATGGGTAGTTCACGCTCATTCGTCCTCCACTCGTGGGCTATAGCATTTCGTGTCCCTTGCGCGGCGCACGCCCTTGTCGAGCGAAGCGTGTGTGTTGACATCCCGATACGATTTCTGGCCCAGGGGCGTGACGGTGCTGTCATGCTGGCGTGTGAGATAGGGTGGCTTTTTGTGTACGGTGAGCCTGAGCAGGCAGAGCGAGATGCGTTGCAGGAGGTTCATGCCTGCACCTCCCACAAACTGAGAGGGTGCGCCGTTTGCTTGGGCGCTGAGACACGCCTGACTATCGTGCCGAACCTGCTGAACACGTCGATGAACTTTTGTTCGTTGGAGCCGAGATAGACGAAGATTGAACCGAATCCCAAACGGTCTGTATCATGATGTTTGCGCCCCGGTCTTATAAAAGCGATGCTAGTTGGATGGAAGCAGAGAGGGTATCCCCATAATGGAGGGAACCATTGCTTAAACATAGCGTTCCCTAAAAGCAAGAGTATCGCCTGTTTTACGTTACCTCTGGTATATTCCTCTATAAGCTTCTGAATAAAAAGAGGTTGCCAGCTTCTAGTAGAGCCCGTTAGTTCAGGGTGTATTCTTCCATAGGGCGGATTGAGCCAAACATTTCCATACCAGGGCTGTACTAGTCCATTGTCTTTCTTGCTATAATATAGCGAGGCTTTTACAACCTGATTAGCTTCAGCACACGATGCAGGATCAAGGTCTATCCCATTCATCACCTCGCGGGCTGCCTCTATATAGCGAGCAGGCGTGTACCACTCGTTGCTCTTCTGCGGCAGCGCGATGATGTTGTCAGGCTTGGCAAACGCGATCATGGCTGCACCTCCTCATCCTTGAAGGCATCGTAGAACGCTTGTGGAACGGCTTGCCGGTGGAGTGCGTCATAGTCCTGATTGATCGGCGCAGTTGAACTGCCTGTGACCATCCACAAAGTATACGCCGCTCCACATTGGCAGTACGTGGCGTGTCCAGG